TGAAAAAGTTATTCAGCAAGAGAACCAAACAGAAGACTAAGTGATATGAAAGTACAAGGTAGAGCAGTTTTAATACTCCCGGATCCTATGCCGGAGAAAACCAAAGGAGGATTGGCAATTCCAAAAACGGCCGAAAATACTGGGAATACTGGTGTAATAGTTAATTGTGGCCCTGAATGTAATGATGCGGAGAAAGGGAAAAGGGTTATTTTCCTGAAAAAGAATACCAGTAAAATGGAAATTGATGGGATTGAGCATTTTTTTGGGATGGAAAGTTGCATACAATATATATATGAATAACATGGAAGATGTATTAAAATGGTATAAGAAATATACTGGGACAGATTATGATCCAGCTGATTTTACTCACGAAGCGAACTTCATATTGTATATGACAGAGTTTGCAAAGGATTACCATGATTCCCAGCCACCAGAGAAACTAACTGATACATTAGTAAACGATTGGGAGTTTGCAAAACAACTGGACCAATTTAAGGCAAAGGTTCTGGATCCTCAGACAAAGAGGGTTGATGATGCATTTAAGATAATGTCAGATCTTAATTATCCCTGGAAGGATGAAGCACAGAGGAAGCTAGGGCAAACACAGATGGATAACTACAGGGTATTGTGGGAAAATTATAAGAAATTCCATGAAGAGGGGAAGAAGCTAGTTCTCCAGCATGAAGCATTAGTTGATGCTTTAAGTAAGTGGTACGATACCTGGTACAATAATATATCAAATGACGGCAAACAAGAAACAGAGATCATGGAGATGCAAGCAGACATGCTCAATGAAATCTTTGTTGAGATCTATAAGGCGTTAGAGCCATTAAAACTAGAAATTAAACCACCAAAAGCATTAAACTTTTAAGCTATGAACGAAATCGCAAAAAAAGCAGCAAGTGACAAACTTCAGGCAGCAATTGTCAGAGAAAAAGTCACAACCAAAGAAGCCGGGGAATTAATAGGTATTCAGGCCTGTTATATCTCAATGTTTAAGAACCCTAAACTTTGGCCTAATATTGGTCCTAATAAATGGTTGCAATTAACTAAATGGGTTAATAGCGGAGAGTCACTAAAAACTTTCTCAATACGCTATCCTCAGAGAACAATTCCTAATTCTGAAGAGAAGCAGGAAGAGAATAAGATAATTACCTCTTCCGGCGGAGAGATTGATCCCGTTGCAAAGGCTTTATTCCAGCAGAGCATTGATAATGTTGCAAAAAAGGAGGATGAGATTACCGATGTGGATTTTGAAGATCCTATACAGGACAAAAATGCATTTGAAAAGCTTTCCCCTGAAGCAAAGAAGAATCTCATAGATGAAGTAAAGATGAGGCTGGCCCAGGATAAAAGGACTCTCCATGAGTTCATTAAAAGGAACGCTACTGTTATTATCACAAAAGATGATAATCATTACTATTTTCTTCCTTACTGGTTCCTGGACACAAAAGAGGGAAGTTATGAGTTATATCCTTTAGGTCGTCTTCCGGAGGATCTGAAAGAGGCAATTAAAAATCTAAGAGGAGAATAGTACCATGACCTTCAAACAGACAGTGATTGTATTGCAGCATATCCTATAGGCATGGTATTAATGAGAAGGGGGTTGTTGGTTCTCCCCTTTCTCTCTCTTTTTAAATAAATATATAACTATGAAGTCACACCTTGAAATAATAAGAATACCACAACACACCCAAGAGTGGTATGATTTCCGAAGAAACGGAATTGGGGGATCGGAGATAGGCACGATATTAGGCCTTAATAAATATGATACTGTGGTTAGGGTCTTCCATGAGAAGGTTGGAACGGTTGAACCCCGGAGGGATGATAATGAGTATATGTTCTGGGGCCGGGAGCTAGAGGATAAGATCGCTGATATCTGGAGGTATTATGATGGCACTTCTGATGGCTACATTGAAAACAGTAAGAATGATAAGATTGTTCGAGAGTGCCAAAGAGTTAATGGGTATGTTCGTAATCCTAAATATCCCTGGTTATTTGCAAGTCTGGACCGGGTAATGAATATCAAAGGAGGTATAAACCTGATTACCCAACAGCCATTAACATCAGAGGGGGTTCTGGAATGTAAAGGATTAAGTTATTGGGCAAGTCAGATCTGGACAGATGGAGTACCTATCTATTATCTTGCACAAATACATCAATATATGGCTATTCTGGAAACAGACTATGCGGAGATTGCTATCCTGCAGGATGGAAACAAATTCAGGGTAGAAAAGATCCAGAGAGATGATGCTTTATGTGATCGTATCATTGAGATCTCCCGAATGTTCTGGGAAAATAGAGTGTTACCGGCCAAAGAAGCCTTTGCAAAGAGGCAGATGGCTGAGATTGATCGTAATCTGGGAGAGATGGAGAAGTATGATGCAGTAATTCAGCGACACGAACCGGAGCCAGATAAGTCTGAAGCTTACAAGGAGTTCATGGAAGAACGGTTTTTGAAGGAGAGAGAGGTTGTTGAGGGTAATATTGATCAATATGATTTATGTAAGAAAGATACATTTCTCCGGAAGATCATTAATCGTATGGAGGAAGAACGCACTGGGATAAAGAATTTACTCCTGCAGGTACTTGGTAAAGCTGGAGCTGAGGTTATTGATTTCGGCAAGCTGGGTAATGTAACCTGGTCTGAGCGTAAGGGAGCTAAGAATAGAACCTTTACTATTCGTATTAAAGAAGCTCCGCATGAAGATCTTGTAGAGCGGGAGTTCAATAAGTTGGACATTAAAGACTATTGATATGTTTCATGTAATAAATAAGTACAGGGAAAGAGAGCATCCACAGCTAAAGTCGGATGACAGCTATGGGAATAATGGATTTTTCATCATTCCTTATCAGAAACCTAATGGATTACAATACCGGGTGCAAGCTTCCGATGGGATGGGTTGGGAGCATATATCTGTTAGCATTGCTTTACCGGGAAGACAGGCATTACGGTGTCCTACATGGGGAGAGATGTGTTATATCAAGAAGCTATTCTGGGATGAGGATGATTGTATTATCCAGTTTCACCCGGCAAAGAGCGAGTATGTGAACCGGCACCCATTTGTTTTGCATTTATGGAGGCCAACAGACCAGGTAATTCCAATCCCTGAAAAAATAATGGTAGGATGAGGAATAGCGTAGCGATAAAGAAGATAAGGAGCGAGATGTTTGAGCGAGGAATAATAGCTGAAGATGTAAATCCGGCAGTCGTTGATTTCTATTTAGATATGATATCAACAATATCCTGGGAGAATAGAGGTCGGGAACTGACAGCTCATAATAAGAAGAAGATTGCCAAATACAATCGGCAGGACAAATTAATCCAGAAATATGATTCAATTACAGAAGCAGCTCGATTATGTAAATTAAATCGAGATGTTATAGATGATTCACTTTCCGGAAGAACGCAATATACACGCAAGGGGGGATATTATTTTAGATATATAAACAATGGCACACCTGAAGACAATAGTTGAAGGCACATGGGAAGAAGATGGTGAAATGAGGACAGATCGTTATTATCTTCTCCATTGGGGTATGAAGTATGATCTAATACCAGATGCATACGGAAATCTTATGCCAGTTCAATATACAGTCGGCATTTGCCAGCATATCAAGACCGGGGCGATAGAATTGTTCCTTCCGGACTTATTAAAGGTTTTAGGCGTTAATGTAAAAGAAATAGAATGACAATAAACTTAACAGTATTAGGAGAGCCTTCGGCACAAGCAAGACATAGACACTTTCAGCTAAAAGGGGTTAAACATGTGCAGACTTATGATCCTTCTGCAGAGAAGAAAGGGACCTTTGCGAGTATTGTTCAGGAGAACGCTCCCAAAGAAGCATTGGAGGGACCACTTTTGCTTACCTTAATATTCTATATGCCGAGGCCTAAAGGTCATTACGGATCTGGGAAAAATGCTGGAGTGTTAAAAGCCTCATCTCCGGAGTGGCATACCGGAAGACCAGACATAGATAACCTGGTTAAGTTTGTTCAGGATGCTTTAAATAAGATCTACTGGAAGGATGATAGCCAGATATGCCAGTTAAGGGCAGTTAAGCTATACTCCGGAAAGCCAAGAACAGAAATTTCAATTGAATCTTTATTAATAATTTAAAAAGCGAGAAAAATGGCGAAAACACAGACGAATGATTTTGACATTTCCGGCAAGGTGCTGGAGATAGGGGGAGTAGAACGGATCTCTGACAAGTTCAGTAAGAGAGTTCTAGTTCTGGAGGTATTCAATGGCAAGTATGCGAATGAGA